ACGGCAGCCTATATATTGAGACGAAATTAGGCCACGAACGCCCACACGTTATACACTGCAGCGAATCACTGTATGAAATCAAGCAAGACAGCGCAGAGCCTTATTTGGTCGCGGAGGAAGCGGGTAATTTTGCAAGGCTTCACCTGCTAACCAGTTGGAGCGAAGATGAAGCACTGCAAGACGTTGCAACTTATTTGCAAGAAGAGGAAGAAACAGAAGAGCCGCATTTAGTTGCAGTATTTAAGCTGAACTTTTAAACTATGTTTGAGGCACTAACAACGAAAGCGGCAAAGGTGCAAACGTCCCCAAAAGGGCGGCACTACATCAAAGCAGGGGCACGGGTATACCTGCCAACGCTGAACAATTACAGCAGCTTAATAGACGGAAAAACCTATATTTTCAACCAAGACAAAACCAAAGTTAAACGGCTGCTTAACTGGATATAAAACCAGAACAGGAAATAAAATAGGGCTATCCATTGGGTAGCCTTTTTTTATGCGCTGAAGTAATAAGGGGGTAATATAAGGAGGTAATAAGGGCCAGAAGCTACGCCCCCCGCCAACCTTTACGCAATACAGGGCGAAAAAAGAGGGTTTCAATCCTTTACGGGTCATTAAGGGGGTACGGGTAGGACTGACCGACGAGGGAAGGGAAAGTATATACTTACACCTAACTCCCTGCGGGGAAAATGGGGGGCGGGGAGTTGCTATATGCTCACATCTATTACAGACCATCTAACAGACTTAAACACCTTCTACTATACATTGGTATCACTTTATACAGAAACGCTCTTAAACATCCCTTAAACACCCTTAAAAGAGCTATAGGCATTAGCCATTGCTGAAGGGAAATACATCTATGCCAATACATAGGGTAGCATTATATCCTATGGGTATATGTAGTAGTATACTAATATAGTAGACCTCTTTATTAGAGGTCTACTAATATATTAGTAATATATACAAGTAATATATTAGTATACTACGCGTGAGAAAATAATATGCTTAATGAATTGAAATATCATTCACTAATTGTATATTAGTGTAAACGATAATATTGTTATGACACAGAAAGAGTTAATGTTAGCTTTAGCAGGTGGTGGTCTACCGAAGAATGATGTGAAGAAGGAGATGTTTAGTTTCTACAATTCTATGGTGGGTAAGAGCAAATACTTCCCAAGGTCAGAGAATCCAAAGACTGCTTGTGGCAGTTGTATCCAGAGAGTAAAGACCTCTATCTGGAAATGGTATCATAGTGATGAGACAGCACCAACCTATAGTGAGTTGGAATTTACGGGAAGGTTGGGCGCACATAACATACCCTTATACAAAGTTGTGAAGTAATGGCAAGTGTTAGAGACAAGAATGGTAATGTAGTTAGGGGACTTGGCTCTGAACTAACGGATACCCAAAGTGAGTTTATTGATAAGGTAAAGAAGTATGGCTTTGAGGAGGCTGCAAAGATAGCTACCGAGATGAAGTATACGAACTACTACCGTGATAGGAGAACTATCGGCACAGCGTTCTATAATGAGCTTATGAAGATTGTAGCTTCCGAGGGTATGCAGATAGAAGCAGCCAAGGGTTCTAACATTAGGGCTTTGATTAATATTAGAGACAAAGCACTTCGTGCAGGAGATGATAAAGCTGCTATGGAGGCGATAAAGATTCTTAACGATATGCAAGGGTATAAAGCACCTACGAAGGTGCAGCAGACCAAGATAGATGTTAAGGCTACTATTGACCTTACCTCTAAAGAGGAAGACGATGATATTGACTATATTGACATTTAATGGAGATTAAGCTATATAACCCTACACAACCTCAAAAGGACTTCTTAAACATCATCTACGATGATAAGCCGTTTATTACATTGGCGGCTATGGGTAGGCAGACAGGTAAGACTTATGCTATGATGAACGATGCAGTAATGCGTGCGTTGAATAACAAGAAGCATAGGATGTTCTGGGTATCCCCTATACAGGACCAAGCCAATAAGGTGATGAAGGACATAGAGAGTATGTTTAGTAACCACCAAGAATTGTTCAGTCAGATTATAACAAGGTTTGACAGGAAGCACAATGAGATATACTTCTACAACGGTAGTTTTATTAAGTTCCGTTCCTCTGAAGCGGGGGATAACCTTCGTGGTGCTACATTAGATTTTATCTATATTGATGAGGGTGCTTTTATCAAGGAGGCGTTTATCAATGAGGTGTTACTGCCTATGGTTACAAGGACTAACGGTAGGGTAGTAATGTCTTCTACTTTTAACGGTAAGAACTGGTATTGGGACTGGTATCAGCGTGGTTTGCAGGAAGAGGACTGGGGACAGATAAAGAGCATCAAAAGAACATACCTTGACTTAAATGACCAAAAGGTGGAGGAAACAGTGTTAGGGATTAGAAAGTCTATGACTAAAGCACAGTTTGACCAAGAGTTCTTGTGTAGACCTGTGAGTGCCGATGCGTTATTCTCCAATATTGAGGAGGCTGTTGTTAAGAATGTGACAGAGCAGTACGATAGGCTTTACATCGGTATGGATATTGGTGTGGCGCAGGATTATACTGTGCTTACTGCGATGACTCAAGACTACGAGGTGATAGATGTTGATAGGTTCAACTTCAAGGAACAGGGGATGGACTCTACGGAGTTTAAACAACGCATTAAGGACTTTTACCTTAAACACTTTGATAGCCTTGCAGCGGCATACTTTGAGGTCAATAACAACGATTTACTCTTTGATGAGATTACGGATGACGATAGGATGTATAAGCTTATACCCTTTCAAACCACAAGTAAGAGTAAGCCAGAGATTATAAGGAATTTAATTAAGCTGTTTGAGGATAGTAAGATTAAAATACCAGAGTACGATGTGTTGGTAAAAGAATTGTACGATTACAAGAGTAAGAGAAACCCCATAACAGGTAACCTCCAGTTTTCTAACACCGATGGTAAGCACGATGACTGCGTAATGAGTTTAGCGATTGCTGCTTATTGCGCTACCGAAGAGCAGGACGGAGGTATAACAATGTTTTTATGATTTCACTACGACAGCACATAGAGATGATGGAGTGGTTACAAGCGGGTGAATCTCCAGCTAAATACATAGCTAAAATGAAGCCGTTGGAGTCATTAGATTTCTTGAGATATTCAGAGGATACCTATCCCATTAAAGACAATCTTAAAAAACCCTCAGTAAGTAAAAAATACTATACTAATGTTGAGTCTTTAGTCTTAGGACAGTTTATAATGCTTGAGCAGATAATAACAGGAAAGACAAAACTTGCAGACCACCTTATAGATTTTGAGATAGCTAAACTTATAATAAGGCCAATTGAACAGCAAGTGTTTGATAATGAGGACGCTAAAAAAGAAAATGAAAATGCTGGAGAAATACTATCTATGGATGTTAGAGAAGTATACTGGGTCTTAGAGCAGTTTATTGAGGCGAGAAACAAAACACTGTTTAAAGACTTTTCTGGAGTCTTCTACGATGCGAAAGAAGAAGAAGATAATGAGGTTGAGGAAGACAACAAAGAAGATAAAACTTCAGAAATGTTATTTAGTCAGCAGTGGTATTGGTACTCTATTGTTAGGATGTTAGCAAACGAAGATATCACTAAGTACGATGAGATTTATATGCTTCCTATGATGACTGTATTACCCGAAATGAGCTATTTAGCACAGAAAAGCAAGATAGAGTCTGCAAAGCAACGTCAACAACAGGCTATGCGTAAATTGTAAATTAAGAAAAGACTAACGTGAACGATTTAACCACTATTTACGAGTTGTTTGAGCAATTCGGGGAAAACCATTCTATGGTTAGCGAATTTAAGCTGCTCAACTCATTAGATGATTTAGAGAATATACAGATTAATCATAGGGGATTGTTTATTGCATTAGAGGACGCCAACATATCAAGAGATGGCGGTAACCCTATATACGATGTTAACTTCAACATAGTGATTGTAGACAAGGTAGCTGTAGATGAGCCGTTGTCGCTTATAAACTCTAATCAAGAAAATTTATTCGTGATGGGTCAGCTACAAGACTACTTCATACAAAACCTTGATGGTGAGCAAAGCTTTCAAGAGGTTAGTATGAGAGGCTTTTCTTCAGAAGACTATAACATCACTGCCTCTGTAAGTAATGCAACATTCGTTGTAGGGAGAAACCCGTACTTGAGAGACATTGATATTTAATGGCTGTTAATGTAAATAGAATGAAGAACCCTAATGCCGCTAAACAACAGCAGCAGGGTGCTTTGCGTTTCTACATACAACAAGAGCTTAATAAATCACAGATAATAAGCAGGTTAAAATCTAATTTAAAAGGAACGGCTGTAGATGGGGAACCTTACATACACAAAGCGACTGGTAGGTTAGAGAAAAGTATCACCCCTAATAAAGACGGTCAAAAAAATTGGGGTAAAAGAATAACTTCAAAAATTAAAGTTGACGCTTACTTAGGATTAGGTATCGGCATTGAACAAGTTTCGGCAAGAATTGATATGGAAGCTTATGGAGACACTCTTGATAGCGGAGGTATGGTTCAAGTTGAGCAAAACGACATATACCGATGGGTGTTAGCTAAGGCAAACAGATACCCCACAAGACAGTGGTACTATAGAGGAGGTCCAATAAGTGGCTCCGAGATGACAACAAGCGCAGCTTGGAACATATCATACCACGTTACTAAAAAGATAAAGGCTGTAGGTGTTAGAGAAACTGGTTGGTTAAGCATATTAAAAGGGAAACAAGGGCTTAACGGAGCATTGCAAAAAGCTTTTCTTCGTTATTTAAATGATTACGATGATTACACTTATGGAACGGTAATCAACAAATTAGACAAAATGTTAAGCAAGCTATAAAATGGCAGAACAGAATAAAAGAATACAATTTCTTCAAGATGCACTACGGAATTTAGCAAAGTCTGTAAGAGAGGTATCCAACGGTTTAATTGACCTTGATAAGATTATATCTAAATTAACAGGGAAAACTAAAGAGTTCGCTAAAGAACAGCAACAAGCTGCTCAAGCTGTAAATCGTGTTGGGAAGAACCTAAAGGACACATCTAAAACTGTAGAAGATTACGGGAAAAAGACTGATAAAGCGACTAAATCCTCTAAAGGGTTCTTTGGTGGGTTAGGAAAGAATTTAAAAACCATTATATCTTTCTACGGTGCATATCAGTTACTTAATGCTGGATTACAACTTCTTAATCAAATATTTGTTGTATCTGCTAAAAAGGCAATAGCTTTTGAAAAATCTTTAGCTGATTTAAGAGCGGTAGCTGGCCTAACTTCTGAAGAAGTTTCAGTTCTCAGAGATGTTGTTTTTGAAGTAGCTGGTGTTACCTCTTTAACCGCTTTAGAAGTAGTTGAGTTGCAAAAACAATTAGCTAAACTTGGTGCATCTACTGATGAAATATCAAAACTTACTAAACCTATCGCACTTCTGTCCCAAGCGTTAGGAGAGGATGCAGGTGGCGTAGCAGCTACGTTAAAGAAAACGCTTAATCAGTTTCAAGCCACTTCAGAAGAGGCTGAAAAGTTTGCTAACATATTAACAGGTGCTGTAAACGAAACAGCATTATCTATGGACGGTTTAGGCACTGCACTATCTTATGTAGGGCCTTTAGGAGCGCAGTTAGGTGTAAGCTTTGAGGAAACGGCAGCACTACTTGGTATTCTTGCTGATAACGGTTTCAAGGCATCTAAAGCAGGTACTGGCTTGCGTAACTTCTTTGCAGTAGCAGCAAAGGATGGCAGACCGTTTAATGAGTTTTTGGAAGATATTGCAAGTAAAAACATTGATGCAGCGGAAGCTTTTGAGTTGTTTGGTAAGATAGGTGCATCTCAAGCGTTGGTTATATCTGAAAACGTAGAAAGATTTAAAGATTTAACTAATGAATTAAACGAGACAGATAGACTATTTAAGGCTAATGCAGTTCAAATGGCAACTACTGAGGGTCAGTTTCAAATATTGAATTCTGCAATAGACAAAACACAAACGAAATTTGGAGAATTTATTTTAGACCAAGATATATTCATATCAGCTATAGCTTTATTTGATAGAGCTGCTGCGGGCCAAGCACTCGCATATCGTGTTATAGCAAATGCTACGGATGAGACAACAGAATCTTTAGATAGAATAATAGAAAGTCAAACGAGGTTTAACAAGTCAAGTAACAAGAACTTGACAGACCTTCAGATGATGAGCGAGGCTTTTGATGCGCTTGGGGATTCTGTAGATATTGATAAATTAGATTTCTTGAAGGAATTTAATGATGACCTTGAAAGAACTGGAGACGTTCAGCAGACCTTAACGAATCTATCAAACACTTTTAATGAAGAGTTGAATGAAGCCTCTTTAACAATAAGGGAGCTTATAAACATCACATATCAAAGAAGCAAGTCTTTAGATGATGCTTACATTGCTCAAGAGGCTAATAATGAATCTGTAAAAAGATATAAAGAAGAATACAGCGGTTTGCTATCGCTTACAAAACAGGGTATTAATGTTGATAAAGAGAAAGCCGAATTAACAAAACAGATAGACTCTGAAATAGAGGCTCTTCAAAAGGCAAGCTTTAAGGCAGCGGCAGATAGAGACTTTGAACAACAGGAGATTATTGTTAAGAGAATCGCATTACTCAAAGAGCAAAAAAACGAAATTAAAAACTTATCTGTTTCAGATACGCTATTAGCAGAAATAAAGAAAAAACAACTAAAAGACCAAGAAGATGCTCAAAAGGCAGCTTTTAAATCAGAGCTGGATAGAATTAAGTCTGAATTAGACGCAGAGGTAGATGCTATTAATGCTGTTACAAACACAGAGCTTGAGGGCGCACAAAGTGCTGAAGAAGCAGCGCAGATTAGATTAAAACAAGAAAAGCTTGTCCAAGCCGCCTATGCCAATTCAATGCGCTCTGTGGAAGGCTTGCGGGACTTGTATCCAGAATTTATAAGTCAGATTGATTCTGCTTCAGCTTCTTATGAAAAGTTTTCTAAGTTTACCCAATCAGAAATAGGTAAAGAAGGTGTAACAATATTAAAAGACTACAAAAAATCTTTTGAAGACCTTGGTAAACAGCTTAAAAATGAAACGATAACTTTAGCGGAGTATGAAGCAAAAGAAGACGCCTTAGAAGCTTCTCTTATTTCAAGTATAACAACCCTTAAAAACTCAACAGAAGCAAATCAAGAGTTAAAGGATATGCTTGATAAGATTGTCGTGTCTTATCTAAACGCTAAGAAGAGTGCAGAAGATTATCAAGAAGCAAGCGAGGAAACGGAGAAAACCGTTAAGGCATTGGGGCAAACATTCGTAGTTGACCTTTCTATAGAGGAAGCCGTAGGTATGGCTTTAGCGTCTACAGGTGATATGATATCTAAGTTTAATGACACAGCTTTAGAGAATACTAAAAATCGCTTAGAATCTGAAAAAGACGAGATATCTGCAAGGTACGAAGTAGAGCAAGATATATTAAAGTCTCAATTGGATAACCAGTTGATTACTGAATCTCAGTATAGACAGAAACAAAAGGAACTCCGCAAAGCACAGATTGCTGAAGAAAACAGCATTGACAAAAAAATATTTGAATCTGAAAAGAAAAGAGATAGACAGAACGCTACAACTGGATACCTACAAGCCTTGGCTTCCATTATCCCTAACTTGATTGTGTACGACAACGAAGCTAATCCTATTGGCCTTTCTATCAAAGCCGCACTCTCTGGTGCTTTAGCAACAGCAGCTTACGGAGCGGAACTTGCTGCTATTGGTCAGAGAAAGTTCTTCCCTAAGAAGTTTGCAGATGGTGGTATGGTTAACGGGCCATCACACGA